TCCTCGACACCATCAAAAATATCTTCTCGCGGCATTTCGGCCGCGACGTCCAGATCGTCGGCGAGCTGCCCGAGCGGCTGGCCGGGATGGGGAGCAACATCAACGGGGCGGGCATGAACCTGACGCAGTTCGCGCGGGTGCTCTTCTTCGATGCCATCGCCTACGGCAAGGGGCACGTCCTGGTCGAGTTCCCCAGCAAGGACAACGGCGAGGAATCGGAGAGCGACCAGGCCGCGGCCGGCAAACTGCCCTGGTTCACGCCGATCACCGCCACCGACCTCATCGGGTGGACCGAGAGCATCACGGCGAGCGGCGAGGTGGTCCTCGACGAGATCCGCTTCCGTGAGCAGGAGACGGTCGCGGCCGGCACCTACCGCCAGAAGGCGCGCGAGGTCATTCGCGTCGTGCGCGCCGATGGAACGTGGGAGAAGTGGTCGCGCGACCTCAAGGGCTGGGCCGCGGCGGGCGGCTACGCGCTCGAGGCGTCCGGCGAGCACACCTTCCCCGGCATCCCGCTGGTCACGCTGTACACCAACTGGACCGCCAACCTGTGCGCCCGCCCACCCCTGCTCGACTTGGCGTGGCTCAACGCGGCCCACTACCGCGCGCTGTCTCGCCAGCTCTGGCACGAGGAGCACCTCAAGACCCCGGTGTTCCTGCGCGCCGGCTGGTCGGATGACGAGTTGCGCGGAGGCATCGACCTCGGGGCCTCCGAGGGCATCGACACCGGCAACGAGAACGGCAAGGCATCCTGGGTCGAGGCGAGTGGCAGCTCGGCGCAGATCGGGCGCGATGGCCTGCGGGCGCTTGAGGAGCGGGCCGAAGTGCTGGGCCTGCAGCACATGGTCAGCCGCACAGGCGATGTCCGGGCGACCGCCGTGGCGGTGGACGAGGCCAAGTCGGACAACAACGTGCAGGCATACCTGCGCGGCGCCGAGCTGGCGCTGCGGCAGGCGTTCGAGTTGGCCAGTCAGTTCGTCGGCGTGGAGCTCGACGAGGACTTCGGCGTCGACATCTGGTCCGAGTTCCCGATCGAGGCGCGGGCGGCGACCGACATCCCCTTCCTGCTCCAGATGCGCAGGGAGCGCGTCATCTCGCACGAGACAGCGCTGCGGGAGATCCGCCGGCGCGGGCTGATCGACGCCAAGCTGGATCTTGGGGCCGAGGTGGATGCCGTAGGGCGCGAGGGGCCGCCGCTCTCGCGCGTCGGCGAGCCCGAGGCGTCGGCCTTCAACTTCAACGGCCGGTAGCCCGTGGCGAAGTCCGCCAAGCTCACCTCGATCCCCGAGGAGACGGCTGCCGAGCGGGCCGCTGCCGACTCGGTGCGGCGGGCGCTCTACGCCCTGCGCCTCGCCAACGCCGAAGCCAGGCGGGCCGTGGGGCGCTTCAACCGCGAGGTCGCCCCTCATATGCTCGGGCGCGGCCGGGCGTTGCTGGACCGCTGGGAGGCGCTGGGATCGAACCTTGGGTCCGGCCAGGTCGAGCAAGTCGCGGCCCTGGGGCGCACGCTGAGGCTCATCATGGGCCAGTCCATGACGGAGGAACAGCGCCGCCTCGTCGCCGACCTGACCGAGTTCGCCGCAGTCGAAGTTGCCGCCACGTCCGACTCGATCCAGAGCGTGATCCCGGACGCCTTGCAGGTCAGCTACGCCGCCCCGTCCGACGCGACGCTGCTGGCCATCGCGCAGGGCACGACCTTCCACGGCGACCTGCTGGGGGGCTGGGTCGAGGGCGTCTCGGATCGGGTCGTGCGGGAGTACACCCGTGAGCTCAACTTCGGGATGGCGGCCGGCGAGACAGGCGACCAGATCATCCGGCGCATCCGCGGGACAGTTGCCTCTGACTTCGAGGACGGGGTCCTGGGCGGCAGCCGGCGCGAGATCGAGGCCCTCGTGCGCTCGTCGGTGCGGCATGTCGGCGAGCAGGCTCGGAGGATCGTCTACGCCGCCAACGCCGACCTCGTCACCGAGTACCAGTGGGTCGCCACGCTGGACACGCGCACCTGCCCGACGTGCGGCCCCCTGGATGGGCAGACCTTCGCGGTGGATCGCGGGCCGCTGCCGCCGGCGCACTTCAACTGCCGCTGCACCACGACGCCGGTGCTCGCCTCGGGCAAGGCGCTGGGCCTGCCGCCCGCGACGCGGGCCTCGATGGATGGCCAGGTGCCCGAGAGCCTGCGCTACCAGGACTGGCTCGAGGGCCAGCCAGCCTCGGTCCAGGACGAGATCCTGGGGCCGGCGCGGGCGAGGCTGCTGCGCTCAGGGGAGGCCGAGTTGGGCGACTTCACCGACGACCGCGGCCGGCTCCTGAACCTGGACGAGCTGAAAAAGCTGATCGGCTCTTGAAAGCCCGGCGGCCGGACAATACCGCAGCGTCCATGGCAATGAAGGCCGCCCTGTCGCCCGACGAGCACGCCAAGCTGCCCGAGGCAGAGCGTGCGCGCTACCGCGCCGAGGGCGACCTGTTCGTGCTCGACATCGAGGAGGCGCACGGCTGGGCTATGGATCGCCCAGCCGAACTCAAGGCTGCGCTCAGGACCGAACGGTCACGCAACGAGGCCGCCCGCAAGTTGGCCGAGGTGCTGGGCGACGTGGACCCGCGCGCTGCGAAGGACGCCTACGGGCGCGTCGCCGAACTCGAGGAGAAGCTGCGCGAGTTGTCCGCGACCCGCGAGGGCAAGCTGTCGCACGATGTCGAGGCCCGCGTGGCGAAGGCAACCGAGAAGCTCACGGCCGAGCTGGGCGAGGTCAAGAAGCAGGCCGAGTCCTACCGCGCCAGCCTCATCACGCGCGGCCTGCGCGACGAACTCCGCTCGGCGATCCGCAAGGCCGAGCCCGACGTTTCGGACGTGGACGCGGTCATCGAACTCATCTTGCCGCACGTCGAGCGGCGCACGGCCACCGAGTACAACGGCTCCGGGCTTGTTGTGAAGGTGGTGGGAAGCGACGGCAAGCCGGACATCTCCGGCAAGCCAGGCTCGACTGCGGAGAAGTCCCTCGTCGAGTTGATCGGCGAGATGAAGACGGAGCAGCCGTTCGCTCGCGTCTTCTCCAAGCCCGGCGCGGAGGGATTCCGCGGTCGTACCAGTCCCCAGCCGGCGGGAAGCCGCGCTCGGACTGTGAGTGTTGCTGACAACTCACATCCCGAACGCGAACCGCGAGGCTTGGACCTGTTGCGCGCTGCGAACTCCGCAGCCGCCACCTGATCTGATCCCTCCGCGGGTCGCCTGACCCACAGAGGATTCCGTCATGGCTATGACTCTCCTGGAGGCCAAGAAGGTCAATCCAGGCACGATCAAGCGCGACGGCGTGATCGCCACGTTCGCAGAGAACAGCGACATCGGCCGCGTGCTCCCCTTCACCGACATCCCCGGTGGCGCCTACGCCTACTCGCGCGAGCAGACGCTGCCCGGTGTCGCCTTCCGCAACATCAACGGCAGCTACAGCGAGTCGGTGGGCGTCCTGAACCCGCTGACCGAGCAGCTCAAGATCGTCGGCGGCGACCTGGACGTGGACAAGGCGCTGCTCAAGATGAACGGGCCGGACGTGCGCTCCGTCCACGAGATGATGAAGATGAAGCAGATTGCCAACCAATTCAATCTGAAATTCATCAAGGGCGACAGCTCGACCACTCCGGCGGAGTTCGATGGACTCCAGACGCGCCTGACCGGCTCGCAGGTCATCTCGGCTGGCGCGACGGCCAACGGCGCGGCGCTCTCGCTCGCTAAGATGGACGAGGCGATCGATGCGGTCGACTCGCCGACCCACCTGCTCATGTCGAAGGCGATGGCGCGCAAGTTCGCGGCTGCCGCCCGGAGCACGACCGTGGGCGGCAACGTCAACTTCACCACGGACGAGTTCGGGCGACGCATGACCGAGTACAACGGCCTGCCCTTCCTGATCGCGGACCGCAACGACCAGGCCACGGCGGCGCTCGCCTTCGACGAGGCGGCGGCCTCGGGCACGGCGACGGCGACCTCGATCTACGTCCTGTCGCTCGGAGACGGGATGCTGACGGGCCTCCAGAACGGGATGCCGGAGGTGACGGACCTCGGCGAGCTCGACGCCTCGCCCGTCCTCCGCACGCGGGTCGAGTGGCTCGTCTCGATCTGCCTCATGCACGGCCGCGCGGCCGCGCGCCTGCGCCACATCGGCGATCTGGCCATCGTGGCCTGATCCGGAAAGGAAGACCAGAACATGACCGAGTCACACTACACGCTCGACGACAACCTCAGCCTCAAGGCGGCGGCACTCGTGGCCGCCTCCGCGGCCGGATCGCTCATCCGGGACGTGGGGGCTGGCTTCGTCGCCGGGGACCTCGTGGTGGACGTGTCCGCGCTCGAAGTCGCCACGGGCGACGAGAGCTACGACATCGTGCTCCAGGGCTCGCCGGATGCCGCGTTCGGCACGGCCGCCAACATCCAGGACCTCATGGCGTTCAACCTGGGAGCCGCGACGCCGAAGCGGACCGACTCCGACAAGGCCGACGTGACGGGACGGTACGTGCTGCCGTTCCGCAACGAATTCGGCGGGACGACCTACCGCTACCTGCGGATCTACACGGTCGTCGCCGGGACGATCGCCACCGGCATCAACTACGCCGCGTGGCTGGCGGTCCACAAGGACTAGTCCGGTGCAGATCCCAGCGGATCGCATCGGGGCGGATGGGCGCGTGGCCGTCTACGCGACAGAGACGGGCGCGCCCATCCGCTGCTGGCCCGTGGACGCGAAGGAACTGCTGGCGTCTGGCCAGGCCTCTCTCGATCCCCAGCCCGCTGCTGTCGAGCCGTCCGAACCTGCGCCCACGCCCAAGCCGGAGGCGGCGGCTCGGCGCGGGCGCCCTTGATCTACCGTGAGGTCGCAACGTGGCGCTGATCGTGGAGGACGGGACCGGCAAGGCTGACGCCGAGTCCTATATCAGCGTCGCTGACGCCGACACCTACCACACGGCCTACGGCAACCCGTCCGCGTGGTCGGGCGCCAGCACGCCGACCAAGGAAACGGCGCTGCGCACCGGCGCGCAGTACCTCGACGCCGTCTACGTGCTGCGCTGGGTCGGCTTCCGGGCCAACGATGCGCAGGCGTTGGACTGGCCTCGAGCGGGGGCCGAGGACAGCGACGGCTATGCGATCGACAGCGACGTCGTGCCCGAGTCTGTGCGCCGCGCCAACGCCATCGCCGCACTCAAGCACATCAACGGCGACACGCTGCTGCCCGACTTGACACAGAGCGGGACAGTCGCCTCCGAGAGCAAGC